TCGGTGATAGCCCCCGGTCTATGCATTCAGGCGTGGGGGATTGCCACCTGCGCTTACCGGCCTTGCGGCTTTAGGCGTATTCCATGGCTTGCGTTTTGTTAAAGAGCGGGTACTGCTGGTACTGCTTACTCGCCTTCCCCATCCGACTTCGTGGCGGTACGTCTCCCTCTTGAGGCGATGCCCTGACTGCTGGCTGAGGGTCCGTGGGGGCCTTTCGGCGCCGTAGTTGCGGCGTGAGTTAATTAAACCATTGCTTTACATTAAAAGCAAGCAATGATTTATGTTCGGACGTGAAAAAGCCGCCTCGAGGGCGGCTGGTAGAGCTACAGAATTAGGAGAGGTGCTACATCTTCCAGGCCAGCACTACGGCGGCGACGGCGGCCATGCCAGCCCAGTAGATGACCTTGGTGGCGCCCATGTCCCGCAGCTCTTGTACGAAGCTGGGCTCGGAGGGGGGGATCATGGCAACCGGTGAGGGGGCTAGCTTGCAGCCGCAGAAGCGGCAGACCCTGGCTTCCTTAAGGATCAGTTCCTTGCAGTCCGGGCATTTGATGTGGGTAGACGGATGAGGGCGCCCGCGCTCCGCCGCCTTGTTCGTCACCAGAAGAACGAAAACGCCGGCAACCAGAGGACTGATAAGGCAGGCGAGGATGAACCAGCCGAAGCCGCTCCGGCCGCGGCCAGAGGCCACCATTCCGACGATGACGGCGAAGAGGAGCCAGAAGAAGATGATCGCTAGCATGGCTGGAAGTCTAACGCTCCAGTACGGAATCGGGCGGATATCTCGCCGCGGGTGTGGTGTGAATGCAAAAAAGCCACCCGGAGGTGGCTGATTAAATTCCCCCGAATTCTAGGGAATTAGTGAATGGCCCCAGATGCCGGGTGGCTGAAGCGCTCCTTCAGGAATGCTCCAAACATCGATCCGTCGTACTCCACCGCTTTGTCCGTGAAGTAGCCGGCACGTTGATAGTGTTTCTTACCAACGTCTCGGATGTCCTCAACTACTGCTATGACGTACGCCTCCTTCTCCAGCACTTTCAGCCGCGAGTGGATCAACTCGGCCTCGGTCAAACGTTCTGAAGATGTTGCCGCAATGACGTACGTGGGGGTGGGAGTTTCAATCCTGCAGTCGGCCTTCAGAAACTGGCCGTCTATGTAAGAATCGTAGGTCACCGCCAGGCCGGATTCGTCCGTAAGCTCAGCGATCAAGGACATGAGACGCTCTTTGAAGTCTCCTTTCTGTCTTTCTTTGCGAGAGGAAGTGGCGGTAATCAATCGAGCGGACGCTGTAGCAACCATGAGGCAGGCAATGCCTATATCTTTAGCCGCGACGACCATCTGAAACTGCTCTTCTTCAGCATCCCAAGACACGCCAGGTGAACCACAGCAGTCGGTGGCCACCTCATCAAACCTGTCGGTCGCCGTGTTAAAGCCGGCCATTGCAAGCGCAAAAGCGGTTTCTCCATTGTCATCGACAGTCCATGACCCGTCCTCACCAGGAGTGACATAGACGACGATGTTGTCATTGCCAAGGTTGGTGAGAGGCGTTTGCACAAACAAAACGCCCTCGTCCTCTTCAACCTTAAAGAGGGCGCAAATCGAGGCTTTGACTTGCTGGGGCGTCATAATTTTCACTGTCTACGATTTCAATTCCAGTTGCAGCACAGAACCTTTCAATCATTCTAAGTCTATCGGTTTCACACCTCGGATCATAGACGGCAGCGTCCAGCATGAGTTCTGGGCATCCGCGCCCGAGGGCCTGATGGTCGACATCGTCTGGGAGGTCGCAAACCGATACGATATGGGCGGGCTTGTGACTAGGATGATAGTGGATCGCAGCCAACGCCTTGAGGCAATCGTCGCTTTTCCCATGTAGCAGCCATCCATAAAACGCGCTCTTTGCTCTCACGTCGCCATCTCGCCAAAGGAAGCAGACATGGTGATCATCCGAGACTTTTATGATCTTTGTGGTATGCGTCCTTTTCTTCGACCGTACGATCTCATGCAATGGCGCCTTAAGACGATGCCCTTGCGCGAAAACAATCTGACTGCTGGATAGACGCTTGCTGTATCGCTTATGCGATCTCAAATCTCGCTTGATCAAGTTCTTACCCCGTTTGTTTGCCTACTGCCTTACCCACTGCCCCGCCTCGTCATCCCGCAGGCGGGCGCAGCGTTCTCCTAGACCTGATTAGTCGCACTTCCCAGGGGTCTCAATAGCCTTGAAGAGGTTGCCGACCTGGCCCTTCCAGGTTGAGTAGTACGTATAGGCTTTTGCATTGGTCGAGTTGCCGCTTTGGCGCAGATCGACCAAAAGCGCCACGCTGCCCTTGGAAAGCCCGGGAATTTCTATCGTAATGAGTCCTTCGTTTGCATTGCCCGGGTTCTGGACCACCTGACCGGCGTCGCTGCATTTCGACCTGTGCTCATAGAGCGCTTGGCTGATCTGAGCAATTGTGAGGGGGAACTCCTTTTCTGCCCTTAGATGCTCAGGATTTCTTATGTCCGAGGCTGAGATATTCTGTACCGCGGCGCAGCCGGCCAGCCCAACAACGAGCGCAAAAAGAACTGTTCGGATCATATCGTTCGGTCCCATTTGGAAGTCAGTCGCACACAAAATCGCTCGGTGACTAGTGCAGAATGCCGCCGGCCCAGACGACGGGCCCGAGAATTCGCACATTGGCATCGCCTTGGAGCGGAATGTCTTGGTATCGGCGGTTCTTCGATCTGGCCACCCAGCGCCCCGTCAGCTCGTCCCTCGTGACGGTCTTGACCAGCATCTTCCCGTCGTAATTGATGGCGTACACGTTCCCGAGCACGATGTCCTGGGGGAGAAGGTTCTCTACCGGCACAACCAGCAGCGCCCAACCGTCTTTAATGTCCGGCTCCATGCTGTCGCCCCTGGCGTACACGACACGACCGCGGCCACCGTCGGCACCCACAGATCGCAGGAAAGAACGCCGGAACTGAACGACTCCGGTTTGCTCTTCCCCATGGTTCTCTATTCCGTCACCTGCAGCCAGGCGTACGTCAGCGAGTTCAGCAACCTTTTCGAACTTGTCATTTGCCGGGTGGGGTTCTCCTGGGCTTACGTTCGCCACTAAGTTCTCGGCGCGGCTTAGGAGGGTCAACGATTCTTGCTCAGCCTGGCGTGTTGTTTTTCCGCCATCCCAGGGCGCTGCTGACATATCTCCCAGCGCCATTGGGAACTCGTCCCGAGCAGCATCGATGTCGACCAAACCGCCGTACTTGGCGGCGGGTTGATGCTCCGGCGCCTTCGATACGTTCAGCCCAAGCCGCAGTTGTGCGACAGCAAGCGCGATTGCTCCATCCAATGCATTTAGCTGTGATGGCGAAAGCCGCTGGACGTCTGCCTCACTGATTGAGCTGAATGGCCATGGGCGGTCGCTTGGCGCTTCGTCTTCTTGCCCATCATCCCCAGGAAGCCACCAGGGCACTGGAAGCCCCGTAAGGCGCGCTAGCGTCTTGATGTGCTGCTTCCCCACGCGCCCATTGGCCTTCCACCCATTGATTGCTTGAACCGTGACGCCGCAGGCATCTGCGACTTCTCGAGCGGAAACGCGCCCGCGTCCCACTGTCGCCGCCACTTTCGAGGCGAGATCGGTAGGAGGGGACGAAAGGAGTTCTTGTATGGCGTCGGGAGAAAGCATTGCTTGATTGTGCTCGCGCGAATTGCATGCAAGCAATGATTGCTTTATATAAAGCATTGGTTTAGTATTTAGGCAAGTGATGCTTTAGGACCACGTATGGACCGAAACCTCGGCCTGGAAAGGGCCATCTCGATAGTTGGCAGCCAGAAGGCATTGGCGGCAATCCTCGGCGTTAGCCCGCAGTCGGTTAGCCAGTGGGTCAATGGCTCGCGCCCTTTGCCTTCCGAACATTGCCCCGTGATCGAAGAGGCGACGGGAAAGCGTGTCATTTGCGAAGAGCTGTTCCCGAACTTTCGTTGGGACGTGCTCCGCAAGCCTGTTCGGAAGAAAAGGGCGAACTGAGGCTAATGCACTGTCGCGCTCTGCCTACCTTCCGCCGCCCAAGCCATGCGTTCTCTCTCTGCACATAGCTCTCGGAAGAACTCGAGGACGGCGGCCTCGGATGGATCCACAAAGATCCTCTTGGCGATGTCGGCGGCGGTCTTAGCAAGCCGTTCAGTTTCAGTGGTAGCCGGATCGTTCTTAGTTAGTTGTTCCATGCGGTGAATCTTAGTTGCGCCGCACAAGTACCGAAACGCTGAAATTCTCAGGAATCCAACGTAATGACCTGCAAGACCACCACGACCTACTGGCGAGATGCCCTCTACAACGCAGTGCGCGCCGCTGACGGTGGCGTTGAGGCTGCGGCTCAGTTCCTGACGAACCGGCGCGACACTTCAATCCATCCGGAATCGTTGCGTCGAAAGTTGCGCGGCGGGGACCAGTTGGATGCGGACATTGCGGTACTCCTGGCTGAGTTCGTGCGGAACGATGCCGGCGCCCAGCACAGATCCAATGACTGGCTTCTTTCTCTGAACGCCCAGGAAGGCATTTTCGTTGATGACGTTCCGCCGGCTCCGGCTGGTGGCTGGGAGAACGAGGCGAAGGCCCTGCAGGACAAGTTTCTCGCCCTCGCCACCGAGATGGGAAAGATCGCCGCGGTTACGGCTCAAACCACTGCGGACAGCCAGATCGACCAGGATGAGGCGGACCAGCTTGTTCCGTTGCTGCGTGCGACTCGCGTGCTGCTGCACCGCATGGAGCGCAACGTCCGGCGCGCTGCGAGCAAGTGATGGAACGCCAGGTGTTCATCCTCTCCCACCCGTTGGCACGCCGCAATGCGGCTCACGCCTGCGCGGTCGCTCCTGACGGCTATCGGGTGGAGATTAAGGAGCGCACCCGGACACTCGATCAAAACGACCTGTTGTGGTCGATCCTGACGGATCTGTCCAAGCAGGTGGACTGGTCCATCAACGGCAAGCTGGAGAAGCTGTCGCCGGAGGACTGGAAAGACATTCTGACTGCCAGCCTGGATCAAGAGCACCGTATCGCTGAAGGCGTCCGCGGCGGCTTCGTCATGCTGGGCCGTCGCACAAGCAAGATGGGCGTCCGAAAGATGAGCGAACTCATCGACTTCGCGCATTCGGTGGGCGATGAGAAGGGCGTTAAGTGGTCTCCGACTTCCATTGGTAGGGAGGCTCTCTGATGTGGGATGACACCACTCCGCGTTCGCAGCAGATTGGCGCCTGGCTGGATTCTCCAATGGACTTGGATGAATTCTACGGCAAGCAGACCTTTTACAGCTGCGCGCTCGTGCTGGCCTTGTGGCTTGCCTGCTATCCGTTGCCACCCGGATGCACGGATCGTGCATCCCGCGGCGGGAGGGATATTGCATGACTTGGAATTCCACCCTCAAGCGCACCGCTTCCCTTAAGGTGAAAACTTCTATGGCGCGTTCCAAGGTAGAGCGCCGGGAAGGCTTGGGCCGGAAGGTGGAGACCGTCATGGGCTTCTACCGTCCGCCGGGTCACAAGTTGCCCACACTGCTGCGCAGTGAACAACACCGCCGCAATGTGGCGGCCCTGGACTGTGCTTGCTGCGGACGCCGGGGACCGAGCCAAGCGGCACACGCAAATACCACCAAAGGCATGGGGTTGAAGGCATGCGACAGCCTCACCTTCCCGCTGTGCCCTGAATGCCACCGAGATTTGGACCAGGGAGGCGGATTGTTGAAGGCGGCCCGCCGTCACCGTGAATGGGTCTACGTGGATGGGACCCGGGCTGAGTTGATGGCGCTGGGCCAGTGGACACCGGAAATCGAACTGCATTACCAGGCGGCTTGCGTGCCTCTGAAGGAGGCTGCGGAATGAAGACGTTTATCAAGTCTCACCTGATGGAAGGCTACTGCAGTGGCTTTATCCCCGCCTGGTTTGTGCGGGTTGTTTTCTCGGTCTTGCGACTGAGGGGGTACTGAAATGGCGAATGGAATTGATTGGTTCCGTTGGCACCACGGCACGGTCAATGACCCTAAGTTCCAGTTGGTGGCCCGGAAGTCAGGATCGACTGTGGCTGAGGTCATTGCCGTTTGGGCATGCCTTCTGGAAGCCGCAAGCGCCGCGGATGAGCGCGGTAATCCGGGCGAGATCGACTTCGAAGCGCTCGATTGCGCGTTGGGGCTGTCCGATGGCCGCACTCAAGCAATCTACTCGGCGATGAATGATCGGGCCCTGGTCAATCAAGACACTGGGCGCCTGGCGGCGTGGGAAAAGCGCCAGCCTAAGCGTGAGCGCATGGACGACGACAAGAGCACTGACCGCGTGCGTGCTTACCGGCAACGCCAAGGCAGCGCAGGAAACGCCAATAAGGAAGATGGAACGCCACGAAACGCCACGAAACGCCAAGAAACGCCTAGAGAAGAGAAGAGTAGAGAAGAAAGAAAAGAAGAAAACACTATGTCGGGCAAGCCCGACGTCGATCCGGCTGAATCGCCCCAGTCCAAACCCGTGAAGGCCACAAATGCCGAGGCCCGGGAAGTCCTGGCGTATCTGAATGCCCGTACCGGATGCAACTACCGGGATGTGGAATCGAATCTGAGCCTCATCCGGGCCAGGATCGATGAGGGCTATTCGGTCCAGGAGGTGAAGGCGGTCATTGATGACCGTGAAGCGAGGTGGCGAAACGACGAGAAGATGTGGCCCTACATGCGGCCGGAGACGCTGTTTGGCGCCCGCAAGTTCTCCGGCTACGTCGGGCAGGTGAAGCCGGCGGCTCCTGGCGCTGGCTGGTGGATCAAGGCCGGGTTCGGCACCCCGTTTGAAGCGGAGAACGCTGGCTGCAGCGAGAAGACCGCGTACCTGTGGCGAGACGGCCACCGCATGGAGGCAACAGCATGAATGCCCAAGAATTGAGCCAGCGCTTGGCAGATGATGCCCTGCGCATCGCGGAATACCTGCTCCCTGGCGGCAAGAAGGCGTCAGGCGAGTGGAAGGCCGGCAGCGTGTCCGGTGATGCGGGTGGTTCTCTATCCGTGCGCCTGACCGGCACGAAGAAAGGCGTTTGGAAGGACTTCAACACGGGCGAATCGGGCGACCTGCTGGACCTGTGGGCTGCAGTCCGGATTCTGTCCATCGGTCAGGCCATGGCAGAGGCAAAGGCGTTCTTGGGCATCCGCGACAGCATGCCGAAGAAGGATTTGCCGACCTATAAACGCCCGGCCAAGCCGGCCGCCCACAAGCCGAAGCAGCCCGTTCGGGACTGGCTGATGAGCCGCGGCCTGACCGAAGAGACCATCGCAGCCTTCCAGATCGCCGAGCAGGAGCGAAACGGCAAAGCCTACGCGGTGTTCCCGTATCTGCGTGAAGGCGAGTTCATCAACGCCAAGTACCGCTGTGTGTCGGACAAAAAGGACATGCGCCAGGAAGGCGGCGCGGAGCCCTGCCTGTTCGGCTGGCAGTTGATCGATCCGAAGACTCGCACAGTGGCAATCTTCGAAGGCGAGATTGACGCCATGACCGGCCACCAGATGGGCATTCCTTCCTTGTCGGTCAACGCGGGCGCGGGAAATCACCAGTGGCTGGACAACGATTGGGAGCGCCTGCAGCGTTTTTCGGAGATCTACCTCTGCTACGACAACGACGAAGCCGGGCAAAAGGGCGCCCGTGAAGTGGCCAACCGCTTGGGCCTGGAGCGTTGCAAGGTCGTTCTTTTCGACAAGGCCAAGGATGCCAACGACTACATGCTGAACGGTGCAGAAGCGGCGGACTTCGACCACTGCTTCCGGGCGGCTCGTCCGTTCGACCCAGAGGAACTTCGCCCGCTGTCGGATTTCTGGGGTCAGGTAAAGGCGTCTTTCTGGCCTGCCGGCGACAAGGTTGTCGATCCCTGCCTGACCTTCAATGGCACGGACCACACATGGTTCCAGTTCCGCGGTGGCGAGCTTACCGTCTGGACCGGCTACAACGGCCACGGGAAGTCATTGCTGCTGAACCAAGTGCTGATCGGGTTGCAATGTCAGGGCGAACGCGTATGCGTCTTCTCGGGAGAAATGACTCCCGTAAACCAAGGTCGGCGCATGACCAAGCAGCTTACTGGTCAAGACCGCCCCACGCAGGCGTACTTCGACCACTGTGGACAATGGCTGCAGGAAAAGGCGTGGCTGTTCAACCTGACGGGCACGGCAACCATTGACCGCCTCTTGGAGGTTTTCCGCTACGGCTTCAAGCGCTATGGGATTCGGCATTTCGTCATCGACAGCCTGATGATGACGGATGTCCCTGAGGATGGCGCGGGCGCAATGTCGGCACAGAAGGAAGCAATGCGCAAGTTGGCCAGCTTCTGCCGTGAGTTTGGCGTCCACCTGCACCTGGTGGCCCACCCTCGAAAGGGCGAGAACGAGAAGAAGAACCCCGGGAAGATGGACGTCGCCGGCAGCTCCAAGCTGACCGATGCCGCGGACAACGTGTTTTCAGTCTGGTCCGCCCAGAAGGAAGACGGGGAATCGCCCGACACGCCGGATGCCAAGCTGGAACTCCATAAGCAGCGCAACGGCGAGACGCAAGCCCGGAGCCTCTACCTGTTCTTCAACCGCCAGGCGATGCAGTTCACCACCAATCCCCAGCGCCGGCCGTACACGTACGTGCAGTTCGCCGGCGTTCCGGAAATGGCCTGAAGGGGAGCTTGAATGAGATCGCTCGCCAAGACCCCGAAGTACCGCAACAAGAAGACGACGCTGGACGGAATCGCCTTCGATAGCAAGCGAGAGGCTACCCGCTATTCCCAGCTCCGTCTGCTAGAGCGCGCTGGGCAAATTCGAGACTTATCACTGCAGCCCAAGTTCACCCTGGTAGACAGCCAACGTCGCGCTGATGGCAAAGCGGAGCGGCCCGTCGTCTACATCGCCGATTTCATGTACTTCGAGGGCGATACCCGTGTGGTTGAAGACGCCAAGGGCATGAAGACGCCCGAATACATCATCAAACGCAAGCTCATGCTGTCCCGGCATGGCATCACTGTGAAAGAGGTCTGATATGGCACTCCCAAGAAGCATGGAAGACGCGAACAAGCAGATGCGAAACGCTGCGGTAGAAAAGCTGCGTGGCGAAGGCATACGGTTACGCAAGGGCGAGCGCACAGCCTGCTCGATAGCCCGAAAGATTCGAGAAATTGAGCCCGATCTGCATTCGGGTGACCCCATGGTCATCATCCGGGCCTGGGTATCGCTTAAGGCCGACGCAGTGGTGCCGGGTCGACTGGCGTGGGGAACTGGCCAGCCTTATGCGCTGGATAGCCAGATGCGATATGCCCAGGCCAGGCTGCAGGCCATGCGCATGCCGGCGCCGGTCAACATGAGCAGCCGGGTTTTATACAGCCCGGAATTTGCGTGATGGGCGCGCTCTTGCCGAAGTGGGCGATGGGTGACCCGTCGGTCGTCTGCGAACGGCTGGAAGGAATGAAGCACCGCCCGCCGCGGCAAACACGCCAGGAACTGGCAAGACAAGGACTAGAGCAGCTATTCAGCGAGGATCACATGACGAAAGACGAAAGCGAACAACTGGAAGAACTGCTCATGACCTGGTATCACTGGGCCAGGGCCCACCGTGAGCATTTGGGATATAGCCGGGTAGCGCCTGGCTTCCAAGGCGTGTCGGACCTGGACGGGTACGGAGACGACGACGAGACCGACGCGAAGCTGAACCGGTATCTGGCGGAACAGGTAGACGTCTGCCTTGGTTCGCTGCCGGTTGAGCTGCGCGCCTCTGTCGGAATTCACGCCGGCAATCGGGCGGCTGGGGCTTGCGTCTTCAGCAACCCGCGCTTCACGCCGGAACAGCAGCACCAGCGATACCAGGAAGCCAAGGCCCGGTTACTGCCATTGTTGCGTAGGCGAGACATGATTAAGGTCGCTGCGTGAGGGGTTGCACACCCTGTACCAGCTCACTATGCTCAAGCCAAGGGGGCGGCGCTCGCCCATAGGAAACGAAGCCTCGGCACTTGCCGGGGCTTTTTGCTTTGGAGCTTGCGATGCTGGGGTACATGACCGAACGGGAGGCCAAGCAAGACGGCTTTACCCATCACGGCAATTACTACGGCATCCCGGTATGGACCGGCGATCCTCACGGCGAGTTCCGTGTGGTCACCAAATGGGCGCCGTTTGAGTACTTGATGACTCTGGCCCACATGATGGAAGGGTTCCTTCTGGATATGTTCTACCCAGAAGATGAGCCTGCCTTCCGGTTTGTCATCAAGAAGCCCATTCCGGAAGCCGCATGACTGGTATGGCGCGTCAATCTCTTCAAGTAGACGGGCAAGAGATAGTTGTGCTCTCCCTTCCTGGACCTGTGAGCGGTGAGCAGGTCGAGCAGATCAAGCAGGACTGGGCCGCGGAAGGCTTGCCGGGTAAGTTGCTCGTTCTGTCGGATGGAGCCAAGCTGAGTGTGCTGGGCCGAGACGAGCAACTGGACCGCATCGAATCGCTGCTGACCACGCTGGTTGAATCGCTGGCAGATGAAGGCGAAGAGATGGAACAGCCCGAGCTAACGCTTGATGGCGAGGCAGTAGGCGGCGAGCGGGACGACTCCCAGCTGCTATGAGCAGCCAACCCTGGAGCGCTTGGTACAAGACCTGGCGCTGGCAGAAGCTCAGGGAGCGCCACCTAAGAGCGAATCCCCTCTGTGTGATGTGCCAGGCAGAGGGAAGAGTGACTGAGGCAAAGGTGTGCGATCACATCGAGCCGCACAAGGGAGATCCAGAGAAGTTCTGGAACGGCCCCTTTCAGTCACTATGCAAGGCGCACCACGATTCAGACAAGCAGGCGCTCGAGAGGTCCGGGCGTCGGAAGGTACAGATCGGGGTGGACGGCTACCCCATAGAGGGTACGCCGCACCCCAAGGCGCCCTCTTGGAAATGAGAAAAAATCTCATTGACGGGGCGGAAATGTTACAAATTGCCGGGGGGGAGGGGTGGTCAAAAAATGACCATTCCGACCAAGACCGGCCGCACAACTCTTTTTTCATAAACGTCCAGAAAAAAGCGGGACGTACTAGAAGGCGAAATGGCACAACGTGGGAGAAGGTCTCAGGCTGATCTGATGACCGCTACCCAAGTTGCGCCCGTTTCCAGTGATTCGCGTCTTCAGGCGCCTGCGCACATCACTGACGCGGAGCGATGCGTCTGGATGGAAGTGGTCAATGACCAGCCCGCATCCGCGTTCTCGCCCACCCATGGCCCCCTGCTAGAGCAGTACTGTCGGCACATTGTCCAGGCCCGATTGCTGGCTGACGAGATCATGAACTTTGATCGCGCATGGCTGGCTGACGATGATGGACTGAAGCGGTATGACAGGCTACTGGCGATGCAGGAGCGAGAGGGGCGGGCGGCGTCTTCGCTGGCCACCCGCCTGCGTATCACCCGCCAGGCCACTACGGACCCAAAAACGGTTGGCCGTGCTAATGGGCGCCAGGCCCGATCCAAGAAGCCTTGGGAACTCGTCGACGCCTGACGCGGGGTGACCGCAACATCGCTTGGATCGAGCAGTACTGCCGAATCCCTGAAGGGAAGTTGGTAGGCAAGCCGGTAAAGCTGACGAAGCACCAGCGCGGCTGGATCAAGCAGATATACGACACGCCGACCCGGCTGTTCATCCTGAGCATGGCTCGAAAGAATGCCAAGACGGCGCTATCGGCGTTCCTTCTTCTCCTGCATTTGTGCGGTCCAGAGGCGAAGCCGAACAGCCAGCTTTATAGCGCGGCGCAGTCCCGGGAGCAGGCCGCTATCCTGTTTGCCCTGGCTGCCAAGGTGGTGCGCATGTCGCCGGATCTGTCGGAATACGTGCTCATCCGGGACACGGCCAAGCAGTTGTTCTGCACGGAGATGGGGACGTTGTATCGGGCGCTGTCGGCCGAAGCCAGCACCGCCTACGGGCTGAGCCCGGCCTTTACCATCCACGACGAGCTGGGCCAGGTGCGCGGGCCGCGGTTCGAGTTGTATGAGGCGCTGGAGACGGCGAGCGCGGCGCAGGATTCGCCATTGTCGATCGTTATCAGCACGCAGGCACCGACCGACGCGGACTTGCTGAGTCTGCTGATCGATGATGCCCTCACGGGTGCAGACCCGCGGCAGAAGGTGGTTCTGCATACGGCACCGATGGACTTGGAGCCGTTTTCAGATGAAGCGATCAGAGCGGCGAACCCGCACTTTGACGACTTCATGAATCAGGACGAGGTACGGCGCCAGGCGGCAGACGCCAAGCGCATGCCCAGTCGGGAGAACTCCTACCGGAACCTGATTTTGAATCAGCGGGTGGAGGCGCACAACCCGTTTGTGTCCCGGGCGATCTGGGAAGAGAACGGGGCGCAGCCGGAACGGTTGGAAGGCAAGACGGTATACGGCGGTCTGGATTTGTCCAGTGTGTCGGACTTGACGTCTCTGGTGCTGGTGTCGGAAGAGGGCGACGTCCACCCGCGGTTCTGGCTGCCCGAGGAAGGGTTGGCGGAGAAGTCCCGCAACGACCGGGTGCCCTACGATGTGTGGACCGATCAAGGGTTGCTGCTGACCACTCCGGGCCGAGCGATTGAATACGAGTTCATCGCTCACGAACTGCGCAAGGTATTTGACACCTGCAACGTGGTGGCGCTGGCCTTTGACCGGGCCATGATGCGGTTCCTCAAGCCCTGGCTGGTCCGGGTCGGGTTCACCGAAGAGGAACTGGCTAAGTTCGTAGAGTTCGGCCAAGGATTCATGTCGATGAGCCCGGCGCTGCGCGAACTGGAAGCCCGGCTGTTGGGCGCGAAGCTGAAGCATGGCGAACACCCGGTGCTGACGATGTGCGCGATGAACGCTGCAGTCGTGCAGGACCCGGCAGGAAATCGGAAGTTCACGAAGGCTAAATCGTCTGGCCGGATTGACGGCATGGTTTCGCTGGCAATGGCGGTAGCGGCGATGCCTCAAGAGCAGGAACCTGTCCGGAAACTCATTCTGGCAACGGCGGGCTGACATGTGTCAAGGCTGCATTAACCGGCAACGGAAACTGGTCGCGTGGCTGTGCCGGCGCGGCATGACAAGGATGTGCGAGAAGGCTAAAGCCCGGCTCGCCAAGATGGAGCAACCCAAGCATGACGAACCGAGCCTATAGCCTTCTGGAAATCAAGGCGATCGATGAGGACAAGCGCGAGATATCGGGCGTGGCCACGACCCCTGAGCCGGATCGAAGCGGGGACATCGTGGAGCCACTGGGAGCCAAGTTCGCACCAGTAATCCCGTTGCTCTGGCAGCATCGCCACGATATGCCCATCGGGGAGGCTCGGTTGAGCGCGCCTACGAAGTCCGGCATTGGATTCGTAGCGAGCATCGCGAAGATTGCTGAGCCGGGTCCGCTGAAGGACATCGTTGATATGGCGTGGCAAGCGATCAAGGCGCGCTTGGTCAAGGGAACGTCTATCGGTTTCAACCCGACTGCTTTCGACTACATGAGCGAAGGCGGAATCCGCTTTCGCGAGTACGAAATCTACGAGCTGAGCGCCGTTACCGTGCCGGCTAATGCCTCCGCGACCATCCAGGCGATCAAGTCGTTGGACCGAAGCATTCTGATTGCCCGCCCGGTGTCGCTCATTAAGAGCACCACTCAACCCGAAAACCTTAACGGCGCCGTCCGACTGGTCCGCGCCTAACTCTTGATCCGCCGCCAGCCGTTGCACGCCGGCCGCACTGATCAGCCCTAAACGAGCCGCCCGCGAGGCGGCTTTCTGACATCTGAACCGCCTGCGTGGCGGTTTTTTCATTTGAAGGAGACGTCATGAAGACGTTTGCTGAACAAGTTGCCGACCTGCAGGCCACCCGAACTGCCAAGGTCGAAGAATCGAAATCCATTGCCCGAAAGGCTGCTGACGAATCCCGTTCCATGGATTCGGGCGAGGCCGAGCAATTCGACACGCTGCAAGGCGAGATCAAGCGGCTGGACGACGACATCGCCCGCTATTCCCGCCTGGCCGACATCGAAAAGGCCGACAAGGCGTCCGCAAAGCCCATCGATGGCAAGGAGAAGTCGGAAAAGATCGCCGTTGGTGGTGCTGACCGTCTGCCGGTCCAAGTTAAGAACACGGAAAAGCTGGAACCGGGCATGGGCTTTGCCCGTGTGGCCCGCGTGAAGGCTATCGCCCACATCGAGCACATGGACCCCGCCCAGATCGCCAAGTCGATCTACCCGGACGACGAAGGTCTGGTCAAGGCATTCACGAAGGCCGCGGTGCCCGCAGCCAACAGCGGCAATGCCACCTGGGCGGGAAATCTCATCCTCGAAGTTGGCGGCTATTTCGCCGACTTCGTGGAATACCTACGCGCTCGTTCGGTGGTCGGTCAGATCAGCGACCGCCTGCGCCGCCTGCCGTTCGATACCCCGGTCATGATCCAGGGTTCGGCTGGCGCGGCCAAGTGGACTGCTGAAGGTGCTGCCAAGCCCCTGACGCAGTGGACCTACACGAAGACCAAGCTGGAGCCCCTCAAGGTCGCAGCAATCGCTGCAGCGACCAAGGAACTCCTGAACCGGGCTTCGGTGGCTGCGGACGCGCTGATCCGTGACGAACTGGCCCGCTCGGTCAACGCCGCCATCGACGGCACCTTCGTGAGCGCATCGGCCGCCGTGGCCGGGTCGACTCCGGCTGGCATTCGCAACGGTGTGACGCCGCTGACGCTGAACGGTGACGGCAGCGTCGAGGGCATCCGCTGCGACGCCGCGGCCATGCTGAAGGAGCTAGTCGGCGACAACCTGAGCGTGGCTGGCGCCTTCTGGGTCATGCCGGAAACCGTCGCTATCGATCTTTCGTCGGCGGTCAACGCCATGGGCGCCCCTGCCTTCCCGGGTGTGACCCCCACGGGCGGCACGTTCATGGGCCTGCCGGTCTTCACGTCCCAGTACATCCCGACCGATTCGAGCGGTTCGGTGGTGATGCTGATCAAGGGCGACGAGATCTTCCTCGGTGACGAAGGCGGCGTGCAGGTGTCGATGTCCGACCAGGCTTCCCTGGTGATGGACGACGCGCCGACCATGAACAGCACCACGCCCACCGCGGCTCAGGTGGTATCGATGTTCCAGACCAACAGCGTGGCCTTCCTGGTCGAACGCTTCATCAACTTCGCCAAGCGTCGCCCGCAAGCGGTCGTCTGGGCGAACGCGAACTGGAACCCCTGCGCCTAATAGGTCGTCAGGTTCAAGGGGCTTCCGAAGGGAGGCCCCTTCTGCAAGACGAAAGGACTGACATGCAAAAAGTGACCTTCACCTACAAGAACGGGCGTGAACGGATGCTATCTGCTCGCGATGCCGAACTGCTGCAGCGTCTAGGAAAGGGAACCTACCTGACCCGAGACATGACGGCGAACCGTCCGTTGTCCGTTGTAATGCCTGTCGCCGACAATAAGGACGTCGATCTGAATAGCCTGGATGGTGAGGCGCTGCACGCGCTCGCCCGTGAGCGAGGCGTCAAGGTGCATCACAAGGCCGGTGCGGACAAGGTGCGCTCCGCCCTGCGAGAGGCCGCCGAGTGAATATTCTCGGGTTCACGTTCGGGCGTCAGAAGGCGATGGAAGCCGTGGGCGGCACGTGGCGCAACGCCTGGCGGATCATCAGTGAACCGTTTACTGGCGCTTGGCAGCGGAACATCGAGGAAAAGCAGGGCGACCTGCTCACCTATCCGACGCTGTATGCGTGCATCTATCGTATCTCGTCGGACATCGGGAAGCTGCCGTTTTCGCTGCGCAGCCGCGACGCCAACGGCGTATGGACTGAGGTGTCCAATTCTGCTTATGACCCGGTGCTGCGCAAGCCCAACGGCTTTCAGACTCCGGCTCAGTTCCGCGAGTATTGGATTATCACCAAGCTTACCCAGGGGAATGCCTACATTCTGAAGCGCCGGGACGGTCGCGGGGTGGTGACGGAATTGTACGTGCTGGATCCTGAGCGCGTGCTGCCGATGGTGTCCGATTCTGGCGCTGTGTTCTACCAGCTGCAGACCGACAAACTGAACACCCTGCCGGAGGGCTACCCGGCTGAGAATCTGATTGTTCCGGCAAGCGAGATCATTCACGACCGCTGCATGACCGTTCACCATCCTCTGATTGGCGTCCCGCCATTGGCTGCGGCCCATTGGCCGGCGCTGAAGAACATGAAGATCATGCGATCGGCCACGGAGTTCTTTGCCAACAACGCTCAGCCTGGCGGCCTTCTGACCGCTCCCGCGGGCATGAAAGAGGAAGACGCCAAAGCGGTTCAAGAGTATTGGAACAAGGAATTTTCCGACGGAAAGTCTGGCAAGGTGGCCATTATCGGGGCCGATATGAAGTTCACTCCGTTCGCCATGAAGAGCATTGATGCCCAGATGATTGAGCAGATGCGCTATAGCGACGAGCAGATCTGCCAGCCGTTCGGGATCCCGCCGTTCAAGGTCGGGATTGGAACTATCCCGTCAGGCCTTGGCGTCGACGGCGTGAACCTCATGTACTACAGCGATGCTCTGCAGGCTCCGATCCAACACATGGAAGACTTGCTGGACGATGGTCTGAAGGTTACCCGACCGCTGGGCATTGAGCTGGATACGGAGCCCCTGTTGCGGATGGACGAGGCCAAGAAGGCAGAGATCAACACGAAACTGGTAGGCGGCATGATCAAGACGCCTGACGAGGGACGTCGCCCATTCAATCTGGCGCCGACCGCAGGCGGTGACACGCTGTGGGGTCAGAACCAGGATTATCCGCTGGGCATGCTGGCCGACCGTAAAGAGTGGGATCCCGCCATGCAGCCAGCGGCTACGCCAGCTCCTGCGCCCGAGTCGGATCCTGATTTAGAAGAATTGCGCGCCTTTGCAGGTACCCACAAGGCTATCGCCGCAATGAAGAAAGCCCTGGAGCCTACCTATGTCGTTTGACCCTGAACTGTTCGGCCAAGCCATGGGCGACGCAATCATCAAGGCCGTACAGCCTCTCAAAGACGAGATAGCGCGCTTGAAAGCCCAGCTCGCGGAGCTGCCGCAACCCCTGGCCGGAAAAGACGGCACCGATGGTCGAGACGGCAAGGATTGCGACATGGAGGCCGTCAAGAAGATGATTGACCAGGCCGTGAAGTCCATCACAGTCGTGCATGGCAAGGATGGGGCTGACGGGAAGGACGGCGAACCCGGAGCTAAGGGTGAGGACGGCCAGAAGGGTGCAGACGGCCTTGGTATGGCCGGAGCGATGATCGATCGCGAAGGCGCATTGCTCATCACGATGAGCAATGGAGAGGTCAAGAATCTTGGGCCGGTGGTCGGCTCGAATGGGCGCGACGGCAGTGATGGTAAAGACGGAGCAGATGGTATCGGGCTGGACGCCTTCGAGCTGGAATACCTGGACGAAACGCACGAAGTGCGGATTAAAGCTTCCTGCGCTGGTCGGGTGAAGGAGATCCGCTATCCTGCCGGTGGGATCCGCCCGGGAGGGTACTGGCGCGAAGGCACGAAGGCGAAGGCGGGTGAGGCCTGGGTACATGATGGTTCGCTGTGGATCGCTAAGAAGGATACGCCTGCCAAGCCCGAAGCTGCGGGCGAAGATTGGGTAATTGCCGCTCGAAAGGGGCGGGATGGCGAGCGCGGCCAGAAAGGCAAGGATGCTACGCCTGAAGTCCCGATCAAGCTGAAGGATCAAGCATGAGCCTGGTGACCGTCGAAGAAGCCCGAATGCACTTGCGGGTTGATTCTATGGATGATGACCCATGGTTCGCCACATGGATTCCTGCCGTCGAAAGTGCTGTCTTCACCTGGCTGAAGGATGCATGGCGGGCGTATGAGCCGTCTGGCGATATCGATAGCGCCGGCAACCCAATCCCTGCAGAGGACTCCAGCGGAGACCCGATTCCAAAGTTTGCGGTGAAAGCCGCAGTCCTCGTCGAGCTGGCCCAGCAATATCGATACCGTGACGGGGCCGACGCAGGCGCCGTTCCTTCCCATTGGGGATATGGATTTGTGCTTGGCGCTGGCGCCACCAGTCTGCTGTCAGGGCTGCGAAAGAGTACCGTCCAATGAGCTTGGAAGCCGGCCGACTTCGCCATCGGGTTGCAATTGAGCGCTTCAGTTCGACCCAGGATCCAATCACCGGCGCTATCACTGAAAGCTGGACGGAGATCGCTAAGGTTTGGGCCGCTGTCGAGCCTCTATCCGCTCGGGAGTTCGTGCAATCGGCGGCGGGGCAGTCTGAGGTTACGACGCGCATCACAATCCGAGCGCGAGACATCCTGGCCACTGATCGCATCATCCATCGCGGCACGGTCTACAACATCCGCGGCGTGCTTGCCGACAGGGATAGCGGGTTGGAATACATCACCCTTCCGGTGGGAACTGGCGTAAACGAGGGCTGAATTGGAGTTGGTCTTGTTGGCGCCGGGCCCGAGCATGAGCCGCGACCTAGCCGAATCGATGCGCGGTGAGCGCGTCGGAGTGGTCAGCAACGTGTTTGAGCTTGCCCCTTGGGCGGAATTTCTGGCGGCGAACGACCGCGCTTGGTGGCGTGCCTATCCGGAATCGCTCAATTTTGCGGGGCGTAGGTTTTCCAGCAGTGAGTTCCCAGGTGTCGAACGATGCCGACCAGGAAACACGCAGTGGGCAAGCGGTGTGCTGGCGCTGCAAGTAGCGGTGAACCTTGGAGCGAAGCGGATCCGGCTGTATGGATTCGACATGCATGGGTCGCATTACTTCGGTGAATACACCAACGGCCTGGTCAACACGAAGCCTCACCGGCGAGCGGTACACCTGCAGCAGTTTCGGGACTGGGCGCGTGCCAACCCGAGAGTCAAGGTAGTGAACTGCACGCCTGGGTCGGCTTTGGACTGCTTCCCGATGGAGGCAGCTTGATAGTACGGGGCATGAAGGGTCTGGGGGACAACATCTACCAGCGGGCCTTTGTGAAGCGGTTGCAGGGGCCGGTTTACCTTGAAACCCCATGGCCGGAGTTGTACGAAGACCTGCCCGGGGTGAAATTCGTTAAGGCTGAGACGCCGCTACGGACGCAAGCCAAGAACATGGCGCTGCAGCAGGATTCGCGCTGGGAAAAGCCGCCCCGGGAATCGGTGGTAACGGTGCAGTACGGCACGGCTGGGATTGTGACCGGAATGCGTCGATGCTTCGGCGTGTCGCCTGGTCCGTTCGATCTGCCGGATTTCGGACCTTCGCCGGTGCCGGGGCGGAACATCGTCGTGCGGCCGGCAACGGTGCGGGCAGAGTGGGTAGCGGAGGCGCGCAACCCGCTCACCATGTACGTCGCTGAAGCTGCCGAGGCTGCTCGAGCGGCCGGTTACCGGGTGATCTCGGTAGCGGATCTTGAAGCGGGTAAGGAGTGGGCGGTGGGGAAGCTTCCACCAGCCGACGAGACGTATCACGCGGGGGAGTTCAACGTCCGGCAGCTTATGGCCCTGGTTCGTAACGCCCAAGCGGTGATAGGCGGAATAGGCTGGATGTTGCCGGCATCCATAGCGATGAAGGTTCCCGCATGGGTCATATGCGGGGGGCAGGGCGGCTTCAACGCCCCGGAATTGATCACAGACGAGAAGTACATGGACCTGAGCCGAATCCGGTTCGCGGTCCCGGACAACTTTTGCCGTTGCCGGCATAAACAGCACAACTGCGATAAGCGAATTAGGAACCATGCGACTGACTTTGCCGACTGGCTACGAAGACTCCCTGATCTGGTGGCCTGAGCGCGGCATGGGGTTTCATCCCCGGCCGGCTATGGACTACACAGCGAGCTACTGGGAAGAATTCCGAAAGCGGGATGCATCCACGATGGGTGAGTTGCTGACTGAATCGCGCCTGGCATTGGTTCGTCGGCACTACGCCGGCCAGGTCGTTGACATTGGTATCGGGGGTGGTCGGTTCGTCGAATATGCGGCGGCTCAGGGGTACGACGTCAACACGGAAGCCAACGAATGGCTGCGCCGGCGCGATGCCTTCTGCGACCCCTATGCGCGTCCGGTCGACGCCATCACGTGCTGGGACAGCCTCGAGCATATTCCGGATCCGGGAGCGCTGCTCGCGCAGGTCCGAGAATGGGCATTCGTCTCCATTCCGATCTTCGAAGAGGGCGATGGTGTGCCGAGCAGCCGGCACTATAAGCCGGGTGAACATATCTGGTACTTCAGCCACCGCGGCCTGGTGGACTGGATGAAGGCGCAAGGATTTGCCTGCATGGAACACAACGAAGCCGAAACCGAGTTGGGCCGAGAAGGCATCCGCAGCTATGCGTTCATGAGGGTCGCATGAAGGTTGAGGTAAAGCTCTCCGGTGTCGATGGCGTAATCGACCTGTTGAAGAGCTTGCCGCCGGAGATCGTTTCCAAGCGTGGCGGTCCTGTAAAGCTGGCGTTGGCCAAGGGCGCCCGCTTGATCCGGGATGAGGCGAAGAAGAACCTGCGGCGTGCCATTGCAATGCATGGAGACGAGTCGACTGGGCTGCTGGAGAAAAACGTCATTTCCAGCCGCGGCAAGCCTCCCACCACCGGGAAGGGTGAGCGGTACTTAGTCCGTGTGCGGCGCAAGACCTACCCGGGGAAGAAGGGAAAGCCTGTAACGACCCGGGCAACTGCCAGCTTCATGGAGTACGGCACGGAAGATCAGCCGGCTACGCCCTGGCTGCGCCCCGCGGTACGCCAGCATGGCGAGGCCGCCATCAACACCATCACCCAGGACCTTACCAAGCGCATTGACAAGGTGGTCGCCGAGATGGGCGCCAAGAACCGGAACAAGTGATGCTGCCTGCCGTCTTCCAAACCCTTCAAACGCCTGCTGTTCTAGCAATCGTCGGTGGCGGATCGCCTATTCGAATCTTCCGGCATGGTGCCGCTCCGCAGGACACTGAAAAGCCGTATGTGACATGGTTCGAGGTTGCCGGCCAGCCCTATGACCAGTTGAGTGGCACGCCGTGCGGCGACTGTGACAGTGTGCAGATTGACTGCTGGTCGATGTCTGACGCACAGGTGGAGCAGCTTGCCGCCGCGGTCCGTGATGCCGTGGACGTGGCCGGAATTGCCAATCGCATCGTCGTGAACCTTCGGGATCCCGATACCAAGCTGTACAGGATTGGCCTAGAGGCCGACTTCATCAACTCCCGCTAACCCGTTCCCCTAGTTTTGCCTTGCCCGCCTAGAGCGGGCTTTTTCTTTTGGAGCCCGCAATGACCGCTGGAATCGTAAAAACCCAAGGTACCGAGCTGTACTTCAAGACTGTCGACTCGGCGCCCGTGCTTGTGAAAATGGCCTGCCCGACCGGTATCACCGGCCTGGGTGGCGCTGCTGACCAGCTCGAAACCACCTGCCTGGACACCCAGGACGACAAGGAATACACAGGTGGACTTGGCAATCCTGGTCAAGTCTCCGTGCCGTTCAACTTCATTCCCACGAACGCGTCTCAGCAAGACCTTTTCGACATGAAGGCTCGCCGCGACGTGTTGGACTGGATCGTTCTGCTGTCGGATGGAACCGCGGCGCCGGTACTGGATTCGAACGACGACATTGAAGCTCCGGCCGGCCGATCAAGCATCAAGTTCCAAGGCTACATCGCCGACTTGAACCTGGACATCGCCACCAATGAAATCGTGCGCGGCACGCTGACCATTCAGCGTTCCGGCCCCGTCATCTTGACTCCGAAGGCCTAAGCATGATTGATCAGTCGTTTTTCGCGTCGGATGCGGTGCAGGAAAAGGAAGTCGGTCTGGGCGACGGGAAGATGCACAAGTTGCATTTCCGCGAGTACAGCGGCGCGGCATTCAACGCATATGCCCATGCTGTCCGGTCGGATGACCTGGCGGTGAAGGGCGGAGCGATGGCGATTCTTATCGCGGATTCGCTCTGCAATGAGAAGGGTGAGCGTCAATTGACGGTGGCGCAGGCGTCAAACCTGAAACCCCAGGCAATGCAGGCCATCTTCAGGGCAGTTCTGGAAGCTAACCAGGTAGGCCAGGACGACGCGGGAAACACGTAAAGGCTGGCGGCGACGACTGGCTGTGGGCCGTCCTGGCGCTTCGCCTGGGCGGCCGCACCATCCAGGAATTGCGGCTGGCCATGACCCAGCGGGAGTTCGAATTCTGGAAGGCGTTCTATGAGCGCTATCCCTTTGACGACCTCCACATGTTCCACCGGCCCGCCGCGCTGATATCGCAAAGCATGGGTGGCGGCGACATGGCCCAAAAGATCGAATGGCTTTCTAGCCCCATTGTTCGTGACCTTTCTGACGCAGACCTTCGCACGCTCAAGGCGTTCGGACTTAAACCCAAAGGATAGATAGATGGCAACAGCCGGCAGTATCGTCGTCGATCTGTTGATGAAGACGGGTTCGTTCGAAACGGACGCCCAGCGTGCGTCAAAAACCGCCGAGAAGCGCTTTAAGGAGATCGAAAAGCAAGCGAAGGAGACGGCTAGCTCGGTAAGTAGCGCCTTCGCTGGCCTTCTCAGCGGCGCACTGCTTGGCGTGGGTTTCGGTACGGTCTTCGGGAAGTTCATCGAGGAAACGAAGAACGCCCAGAATGAACAGGCTCAGCTCGCGGCCGTCCTGAAATCGACAGGGAACGCTGCCGGCTTCACTGCCGCAGAACTGAACAAGATGGCCAGCGGCATGGCTGGCGTTGTCAGTGAAGGCGATATTAACCGGGCTCAGACGCGGCTGCTGTCGTATACCGGCGTGGTCGGCGACGAGTTCCCCCGAGCGCTGCAGGCGGCGATAGACATGTCCGTCCGCCTAGGTATGACGGTTGAACAGTCGGCTGAGACGGTCGGGAAGGCGCTTGATGTACCCAGCAAGGGCCTGACCGCGCTGTCTAAGCAGGGCTTCCGCTTCACAGAAGACCAGAAGAAGCTGGTGGAGTCGCTGGAGCAGACGGGACGGGTAGCCGAAGCGCAGGACGTCATCCTGAAGGCGCTGGAGTCCTCTTACGGTGGGGCGGCGGACGCGGCCAGAAATACCCTGGGCGACGCGCTCGAGGCCCTGCAGAATCAGATCAATGATCTGATGACGGGTGACGACGACAGCGTTAACGGCCTAACGGCTGCTGTGAACGAGTTTACCGACCTGCTGGGCTCGTCCGAAACAAAGGCCACGTTTAGCGCCTTTACGACGTTCCTTGCCGAGGTGGCCACCGGGCTGGTCACGGTCATCAACGAGTTCAAGAAAGCTGCGGACGCTGCGGATAGCTGGCTGGAAGCCATTAACGTCAAGGTGGCTGACACCATCTTTGGTGACTCTGATCCCGCCAAAGAGGTGGAGAACATCACCAAGCGGCTGAACGAGAACCGCGCTGCAGTAGAAAAATTGCGCGAGGCGCAGGCGGCGAACCCGTCAGGCAAGAGCAAGAACATGTTCGGGTTCGAGCAGAACGAGAACTATGACCAGCGTATCAACGTTCTGCAGTCGGCTATCCGTGCAGGCGAGGCGCGCCTGGTGTTTGCCCAAGGGCGCCTAAACGCGAAGGACAGGGACATTCTTAAGGGGTACACCGGCGTCGACGAGACTGGTGGGCCTACAACTACTTTGGAACCGATTCGTGCAACGGCAACTTCGGCGCCTGCGGAAAAGGCTACCAAAGAGCGCGTCGACCAGGGGCAGAAGCTCATCGACCAGATGAATCAGCGTATCGCGCTGATTGGCAAGGAAACCGAGTACGAGAAGCTGCTCGAGCAGGTTCGTATCGGATCTGTCACGTTCAAGACTCAAGCGCAGCAGGACGAAGCGCTGGCGGCGGCTCAGACCCTGGACTTCATAAACGAGCAGACCAAGGCATACGAAGAGTCTCAAAAGCAGGCCGCGGCGCTGTCCAAGGTCCTGGACGAGCTGTATCCGGACCAAGCTGCCACCAACGATTACTTGTCGAAGCTGACTCTGCTGACGGAAGGATTGCATAACGGCGCCCTGACCGCGGAGCAGTACTACGAAGCCGTTGAAAAGCTGGAAGAGAAGTTCTCCGAAACCTCAGATGGCATGACAGAGTTCGCCGTCCAGGCCGCTAGGAACATCCAGGATGCATTGGGCGATACGTTGGAAGACGTCCTGAGTGGAAACTTCGACAACATCGGTTCCAAATTTTCCGACATGATCTTCAAAATGGCGGCCAATGCCGCGGCGGCTAATCTTGCGCAGGCTCTCTTCGGAAATTTCGGAAAGTCCGGGCAAATTGGTGGCCTGATTGGCAGCGCGTTTTCTGGGATTTTTGGCGGCGGCGGTTCAGGCCCTGCTCCAACCGCTGCGCAAGTCGGGGCGGCCGGTGATGGGCTTATGTTCTTCGCGGATGGTGGCTATACCGGGGCCGGTGGGAAGTACGACCCGGCTGGCATCGTGCACGCCGGCGAGTACGTAATGCCAGCAGACGCTACGAGCCGTCTTGGGGTTGGTTTTCTGGACCGACTGAAAGGGTACGCCGATGGCGGCTATGTTGGCGCGTCTGGTAGCTTGCCCACAACGCAAGGCGGCTCCACGCGTGTCGAGATAATCAATAACGGAACCCCGCAGGAAGTAAAGAGCGCAAACAGCACCTTTGATGCAGAGGGGCAGATTATCAGGCTAGTCGTTGGAGACATGCGACGCAATGGCCCGACCGCGGCAGCGGTTCGAGAAATCGCTAGGAATACCTGATATGGCCTCCTTCCCGTATTACGCAACGATACTTTTGGCCGGGTTCAAGGAAGAAGCAGACTATGGAATCCTTCGAACCGATATGGACGGCGGTATTGCAAAGCAGCGCCCAAGGTGGACAACGCCAATCGTCACGCGAGATGTGAATATTCATGTCGGCTCAATCGCTCAGAAGAACGATTTCGACCTATGGATAGCGACAGACCTAAATGGCGGAGCCGGGTGGTTTGATTGGGTAGACCCGCTTGATGGCCTGACAAAGCAGGCCCGCTTCGTATCCGGGAAAGTCTCTTGGTCGAGCCCTGGCAAGGTGTGGCGTGCTGCGGCACAAATCGAGACGATAGGCTGATATGAGTAGATCGCTTTCAACGGCCGCGGCGCGCAACGTCCTGTCCACATCGGCCGAAGAGCCGCTGCTGGCCGCCATCGAGATCACGCATCCCGAGCTGGATGTGCCGGCGCGGTTCGTGAACGACACGCAGGGCATCACCATTGAAGGCAATACTTTCTTCGCCTGCCGCTTCGATCTGACGCTGCCTGATGATCAGGATCAGCAGGTTCCGCAAGCACGGCTGGAGGTCGACAACATCGGACGCGACCTTACGCACTGGTTGGAGCAAAGCCAGGGCGGAAAGGGTGCCAAGTGCAGAATGATCATGCTCCTGCGCTCGAGCCCCGACAACCTGGAATTCGACATGACGCTGGATTTGACGGGCCTGGAAATCACCAACTTCCGGGTTTCCGGCGGCCTCGGCTTTAAGAACACGCTCATGCAATCGGCGGTGGCGGTACGGTTTGATCCATTCACGTCACCGGGGAACTTCTGATATGCATTGGTCAGACAAGTATGTGAACCAGCCCTACGTGCCCGAAACGGGCGATTGCGCGGCTTTCGCTGAGCGGGTCGCCCGTGAACACCTCGGCATCGCCGTGGGTCTTCCTGCCGGTCATGCGACGGCGTTGCGCGCGCAGGCAGGCCAGATCATGGCCCACCGCGGCGAGTTCGCGGTGCAGATAGACGCGCCTGCCGAAGGCCACCCGGTGCTGCTGCGCTCGCGCGGCGACCTATTCCATATCGGCGTGATGTGCCACCTCGCAAACGAATGGTGGGTGTTGCACGCGGACAAGGGCTTCGGCGCAGTGATCCGTCAGCCGTTGCGACGCATGCTCATGGTCGACTACAAGCTGGAAGGGTTCTACCGATGGAAGGGATGATGAAGACCGTCGTGGTACCGATCGCGTCGCCGTCGCTGGTGGTATATCCCAAGCCGCTGGGCGGCGAGCGGATCGAGCGCTTCGAGGCATTTCTTCCTGGCGAGACGCTGGGCGCCTATGTGCGACGGGTAGGCCTGACGGTTCCCTCGCGTGTCGTCCGTGTGGAACACAATGGACGCGAGGTGCCACTGGCACTGTGGCAACGCCTGATCCCGCGCCATGGCGATATGGTCGTGATCAGCGCGCGCGGACTTGGTGGCGGTGGTGGTGGCAAGATTCTGCGGACTGTGGCGCTGGTCGCCGTGGTCGTTCTCAGCTACGGATACGGCGCGGCGCTCGGTGGTGCCTTGGGGCTTACGGGGACCACTGCCGCCGCCGTTGGCAGTTCTCTGATCATGATTGGCGGCAGCCTAATGGTCAACGCCCTGTTACCGCCACTCACGCCTACTTCCGCCAAGCTCGGCATGGGCGAAAAGTATGAGTCGAGCCCCACCTATGCCATCAGCGGCGGTCGCAACCGCCCACGCCCCTGGGAACCCATGATTCTGGTTTTCGGCCGGCACAAGGTCGTTCCGGATCAGGGCGCGGCGCCGTACACGCAATTTCAGGGCAGCGAGCAATACCTGAACCAGGTCTTTCATTTCGGCCTGCAGGGAGACTCCCTGTTGCTGTCGGATCTGAAGATCGGCAACACGCCGATCACCGATTACCGAGATGTCCAGACGCAGATGCAAGGGACAGGCGGCAAGCTGGATATGTTCCCTGGCAACGTTGACACGTTGCAGGGCTTCACGCTCACGAAGGCGGACGGGTACCAGTTCCGCACGACGCCGCCGAACGCAATCTCGATCTCGGTGGAGTTTGCCGCTCGGCTGTTCCGCGTCCGCGACGATGGGTCGATGGCGAGCCGGTCGGTGAACGTCCGTGTGCAGTATCGGCCCGTTGGAACGTTCACCTGGACTGACCTTGGCGGCATCGATGCGGTGTATGCAACGCATTATTGGTCGGGTCGCCCTTTGTATGGTGAGCAATCTCAGATCAGAATGGGCGGCACGGATCCCGGCGAACACTTCGACGGTGAAGTGTTTAGCTACATGGACGATGAGGGGGGAGCGCATGCGGGCGTGTGGCGGTGGGTGCCCCATCCGTATGCTTTGGGTCAACCCTGGCAGGGACTGGCACCGGACCCGATGCTCTCGGCCGGGCTGCCAGGATTCCTGATCTCGGGTGCCCGGCAGGACCCCTCTCGGCTCACAGTCTCTTTCGATGTGCCGCGCGGGCAATATGAACTCGCCATCCTTAAGGACACCGACGACGTCAACGACTCGCGGGAATCCAATGAGACAGCGGTCAATCAGATCCTGGTCTTCCAGCAGGACGATGCGGACTATTCGGGGCAGTGCCGCCTAGCCATGCGCATCAAGGCTTCGGGCCAAATCAACGGCGCCGTCGACGAGTTCAACGCTGTGGTGAGTGCTCAATGCCCGGTGTGGGATGGCTCGCAATGGGTCACTAAGGAAACTAGCAACCCCGCGTGGTGGTTCCTCTGGTTCGCCAAGGGTAAGGTTCGCTCAAATGGGGACCGGGTCTACGGCGGTGGAATGAGCAGCTCTCAAATCGACGTGGTGGGTGTCAAGGCCTGGGCGGCCTGGTGCGACGAGAAGAAGCTGACCTTCAACTACGTGCTGGACGCGAAGATGAGCACCGCTAGCGTGCTGCAGATAATCGCCCGCGCTGGCCGAGCCACACCAACCTACCAGACCGGCCGGCTGGGCGTTATCTGGGATGCGGAGAATCTACCTGAAACGGCCGTGTTTGGACCTTTCAACGTCAAGGCTGGATCCTTCCGCATCGGATACGTCAACGACGGCATGGTCGACGAGATCGTGGCTAGCTTCGTCAACGAAGATAACGGCTGGGTGCTCGATGAGGTCCGCGCGAAGGTGCCTGGTGCCATCGCTACCAACAATCCGCTCCAGTTGGATTTGGACGGCGTGACGAACCTGGATCAGGCAGGCCGCGAGGCAAACCTCCTCGCCGCTTCGCAAGTATGGAAGCGGCGGCGCGTGACTTGGGAAACCGACATCGAGGGGCTGATGTGCACGCGAGGCGACGTAGTCCGGTTCTCGCACGACCTGACGGAATGGGGGCATTCCGGTCGGCTCCTGCCAGGCAGCGGCGGCGTTCTTATGAAGCTGCAAAATAAGGTGCCGAGCGCCGGCACCGGCACTGCGTTGCTGCGCGATCCGGAAGGCAATCTGAAGGTCGTCTCGGTCGTGTCCGCTGTGGGCGAAGTCGATCAACTCGAGATCGTGAGCGACCTGGATGGCTTCCCGATGCCAGGCGACCCGGGCTACGAAGACCTCGTCGCGATGGATTGGACCTACCAGTTCGACCCGCTTCAGACGCCCGGCAGACGCTTCAAGATCACAAGCGTGGCACCGGCTGGCGACGGTCTGCGCTTTGAGGCGATGGACGATGACCCGGAGTATTACGACAGCGAGAACGATCCGTACCAGTACACGCCGCCGCGCGATGGCGCGCAGTTGGCCGGCGTGGTGCTCTCGTTGACGTGGTTTGAGCAGATCGTCAGTGTGGCTGCAGATCAGTCGCGGGTGACTTTCAATTGGGTCCTGACGCGCGATATGGATTCGCAGGTTCTCATCGCCGTGAACGGTCAGCAGCGCATTGCAGATATGGTCCCGGGCCGTTCGGCGGACGTTGTGGCCGCGACTGGCGATACGGTGGTGGTCACTGTGACGCCCCGCAGCTCAGTGGGCAGCGGAGTTCCAAAATCCGCGACGATGGTGGTGCAAGGGCTCGGTGCGCCACTGCCTGCCGTTACGGGCCTGCAGAGCGTATTCAGGGACGGTCTGACCGTGCTGGTGTGGAGTCGAGTCGTCGATATCCGCCAGCCGTCGTACGAGATTCGCCTCGGCCCGAGTTGGGCTGATGGCGCGGTCGTTGGCACTACGGACGGTCTGGAGACTCTGGCCATCGGGAACGGCCTGTACTGGGTGGCTGCCAGATTCCGCATGTCGAATGGAACGGTCATCTATGGGCCGTCGGCCAGCTTGTTGATCGCAGGCGCCACGCTCGAGCGCAACGTCTTGGTGACCAAGGTTGAGCAGCCCGAGTGGACAGGCGTTCGGACGGGTGGCGTCACGGTATATGACGAGATGCTGACCCTGGCGCCGGCCGGCGACTTGCTTGCGGTTCCGGACGTGCTCGCCTTGCCTGATGTCCTATGGGTCGGCGGCTCGACTTCGGCCGGGGAGTACACGACCGCCGAAGGCAACACCGTCGATATCCGCTACGTCACGCCAGTGCGCCTCGACATCCTGGTTGATTTCCATGCGCGCAAGCTGGACGACGACATCCTGTCGGTTCCAGACATCTTCGCCGTGGCTGACGTCCTGGGCGGTTCGAACCGGCAATTCGTCTCGGTGGTCCCCCAGATCCGTTCGGCCCAGGTCGCAGGGGTTTGGGATGACTGGCGTGACTACGTGCCAGGCCTCATCAACGCTCGTTACTTTCAGGTGCGTCTGAAGCTGTCGACCCAGGACCCGAACATCGTCCCGTTCGTTGAGCGGTTCGAATGGACCATCGACGTGCCGGATCTGATCCAGCGCGCCGAAGGTGTATCCGTACCGATTGGTGGCTTGGTCGTGGACTACGTTAAGGATTTCCACGCCAAGCCAAACGTTCAGATAACTATCGCTGGCGGCCAAGAGGGCGACACGATCAAGCTCACCGCGGAGACGGTGAGTGGGTTTTCTCTTTCTATCACCAACAATGGCGCCCCGGTTGCCCGGCAGGTCAACTGGATCGCACAGGGATACTAAATGTCTCAAGCTTCCATCATTATTCCGACTACTCCGCCTCTGCCTGGCACGACCATGGTGCCTATGCTGAACGACGCCATGGCTGCGCTGGGGACAAATTTTGCGGGGTCAACGGACCCCGCTGCCTATGCGCAGCCATACATGACGTGGGCGGACACGTCATCGGGTTTCCTCAAGCGCCGAAACGCTGCGGGGACTGCCTGGATTGTCATCGGGCGCATTTTCCGCCAGCGTGTTGATGCAATTTCGTTGTCTGATTTGCCCACTACCGACGTCGGCCCGGTGTACGTCGCTGGCTATGGCATGCGCGAGTGGAATGCGACCCTGGGAGCGTATGCCGCCGCGCCCGAGTTTCGCTCTCTGGACGGGGCGCTGGGCTTCGCGATCGCTTACCCGAACGGCGGCAGTGCTGCCAGCCCCGCGAATATTTCGGTGAACAGCCGGTATGTTGTGACGAATCCCTTTCCCGGGTTCCGCGTGTACTGCGAACTCGAGCTGCGTATCGGTGGTTTTTGGGGCAGCCCGGGGGGCAACCTGGCCGTAGCAGGATCCGGCGGTGGCACTGAGTATTTCGGCTGCATCGCATCGCAGTACAACGACGCCGACCTGGTGGTGCAAACCGCAAACAACTTCCTTATCTCGAACAATCCGGGTGGCTCGTGCCACCCGTTCCCCGCGCCGGGCGTCGTGACGTCCGCGCCGGCGCGGATCAAATGCTGGAAGGTGAAAGGAGCACTCGCATGAGCGAAAAAGCAAACCTCAAGGTCTTTGCCCAAGTGGGGGGCTATATGCAGCATATCGGCACCGAAGGGCCAGATGGCTGGATCGAGATGCAAGGCGAGCGGCCGGCGCCGGACTATGCCGCGCAGGCCGGCGGAACGTGGGGACACAAGCCCATCGTGCCGCGAGCGGTGACTCGGCGCCAGGGGCGTCTTGCCCTGCTGGAGACCGGCCGTCTTGATGCGGTCGAGGACGCGATTGAAGCCATCGCGGATAGCACCGAGCGGCGCGCCGCACAGATCGAATACGAGGCGGAGACCTGGGAGCGCGGCAACGAGTTCCTGGCGTTGCTGTGGCAGCGCCTTGGGGGCACCGAGGCACAGCTCGATGACCTGTTCATCCTCGCCTCTGCGAAGTAGCGAGCGTCGGTACCGTTGCCCGCTTCGGCGGGCTTTTTTTCGTCTATAGGGGACGCGATTGAACATCCAAGACTTCGACGCCCTCGCGGCAAAGTTCGCCGGTGTACTGGGGGCCGCCGTATCCATGCGCTATTTGCAGGGGTCCTGGCCGGCACGCTTGAGCATGGCCGCCAGCGGATCGCTCGTGGCCTATTACGGCTCGCCCTACCTATCGCTGCTGCTGGGCATTCCGGAAGGCCTAGCCGGCTTCCTGACCGGCATGTTCGGTATGGCTATTGTGTCGCGCGCTTGGGAGGCCGTGCAGGCGGCGCCCATCGGCGCCCTGTGGCAGGCAGTGATTGACCGCGTGCGCGGCAAAGGGGCGTGATATGGACAGCACCATCTACTTGACCTTGTGGGCCGTGCTGGCGTTCGTCAGCTGGCTCATCGTCGCCGGCGGCGCCGTGCTGGCTGTCTTCTCGCGCGCCATCAAGGACACCACTTTCGAGCGGATCGGCCTGGCCGCTGTCAGCTTGACCGCCACCGGCGCGGCTTGCCGGATCTTCATGGCGGGTTGGGCCAGTGCCGGTGATGCCGCGCTTGCCGCGTCCGCTGCCTTTTACGTCGCCGCGGTGACGGCAAAGCACATCAGGAAACCGACCCTATGACCATCGATACCATCGTTTCTGGCGCCATCAGCCCGGCGCTGGCGCTGCTGCCGACGCGCATGGACACGCCGGCGGCGCGCGTCATGCTGCTGGCCATTGGCCTGCAGGAAAGCCGTTTCGTGCACCGGCGCCAGATCGGCGGCCCGGCGCGCGGTTTCTGGCAATTCGAGAAGGGCACGCGGGCCAGTCGTGGCGGCGTGTGGGGCGTGTACCTGCACCCGGCCAGCAAGGACCGCCTGGCGGCCCTCTGCAAGGCCCGCAGTGTGTCCTGCGACCCGGATGCGATCTACGCGGCGCTGGAGTATGACGACGTGCTGGCCGCCGGCGTGGCGCGGCTGCTGCTATGGACCGATCCCAAGGCGCTGCCGCAGATCGGCGAAGCGGACGCGGCCTGGGCGCTGTATCAGCGTACCTGGCGCCCTGGAAAGCCGCATCCGCAGACCTGGCCGGCGCTGTACGCCCAGGCCATGGCCGCCCTGGAGGTCTGACCATGCCCGCATTCGTACAACGGCTATGGGGCTACGTGGCCGCCGCCCTGGCGGCGGTCGCCGCGGCAGTGCTGGTCTACCTGCGCGGGCGCAGTGCGGGCCGTGATGACGAACGCCACGACCGCGCCGAGCAGATAAACGAACAGGCGACGAAGGCTCGCCAGGAGGTGCGCAATGTGGACGATGAAGTGGCCCGCATGGATGATGATGCTGTTTCTGATCGCCTCAAGTCTGGCTGGGTGCGCGGCCCCGGCCAGGGTGGGCGTTGAATATTGCGACCATGCGCGGCCGATCTACTTCGACTCAGCTGCGCAGGTTGATCAGACGCCGGCGCCGGTGCGGCGACAGGTGCTAGAGGGAAATGAAATCTGGCGAGGACTTTGCGGCCGTTAGTGGTGCCCTGGTGGGGCGGCGCCAAGACTGTCAATCCCGGGTAGCACTGTTGGTGAGGGGGCGCAACAACGGCAGAGGCGTCACCAATTGGTGATAGAAGGGACTTGCCCTACAATCTTGGGAGAGGTGGCCCCAATGGACCCGCGAGAGCGCATCACATTCCGAATTGACAGTTATACGCCCGAGACGTTGCCTATGGCTCGACTCGCGCAGTATCTCGCGCATTTGGCGGAGATGTACGGCAGTCAAGACCGGGTTCATTTTGAGAAGCTGCGAAAGGGTAGTGCAATCGTCCAAGTGATTGTGGACGAACCGGCCGTACCGAAGGTCATAAGCAGGATCATGAACGCAAAGAGCCATGATCCCGAGCAAGACGTCAAGAAAGCGTACAAAGCCATTGATACTCTGCTGCGGCAGGACAATGCAGTGGGAACCATTAGCCGACCCGACGCGGGCAAAATACTGGAGTTTCCTGGGCGGAAGGTTCCGGTACCCGAGACGTTTTCAATGACGCAGCCGACTTCAGTTGATGGTGTCGTCATAAAGATCGGCGGGCGCGACGATACTATCCCTGTGACCCTCAGGGATATGGAAGGCCGCATAGTTAATTGCCAGGTTCGAGGTGTGGACAAGGCTAAGGAACTCGCCGGCCACTACCAGGCGTCAACCTTGCGCGTGCACGGGATCGGTAAGTGGATCAGGTATTCCACCGGGTTGTGGGAACTGGACTCGCTCACTATTCAATCATTTGAGCAGTTGGATGATGCGCCTTTGGACGAGGTGTTGAAGGAGCTGACTGACGTGAGAGGCAATGGCTGGAACGAAGCCGAGAATCCGATGGATGGCTGGAGGAAGCTGCGAGGGTTGAATTGATCATATTCGACGCGAATATCCTCATTCAACTTTCGACGTTGCCGGAAGACGATGACAGGTACCTTCGGATTCAAGGGCTTGTAGTTGATCTAGTGGCTTCGAAGACTGTCATAGGCATTCCGGCGCCAGCTTGGGCTGAGTATCTGTGCGGTGCAGATCTTGCCACCGCGGGTGTGATCCAAGCGCTTCGGCGCCGCCGAACCGTTCGAGTCCTCCCTTTTGATGAAGCTGCGGCTTTCGAACTCTCGTTCATTCATCGTGGAGCAGTGCAGTTTGGCAGCAAGAGGGGCGCTGCGGCTGCCAACGTGCCGTGGCAGCAAATCAAAACTGACAGGCAGATACTTGCGATTGCGAGAGTGCATCAGGCCTCAGTCATCTACACCGATGATGAGCAGCTTTCCGTTGAGGCGCAGCGGCTGAATGTCCCAGTGAAATCAGTTGAGGATATTCCCCTCAAGCCACAGCAGACAAAGTTGGACTTGTCTTTCGACGAGCCTGTCGAAGACGGCCATGAGTAGTCGTGGAGCGGGCTTTAGCCGCCTGTCAATCTTGCCATAAACGAAAACGCCCCGACCCGTGAAGGGGCTAGGGCGAATGCTTTGTGGCATTCAACTATGTCAGTGAGTATGCTGCGCCGACCGTAGCGTGTCCTTACGATCGAATCGCGCCATCCGGTTCTCGGTTTCATTCCGCCAGCCGAGTTCCCAGGCGTCCACCTTTTGTTTCCACGAAGAGATAGATTCCCCGGTGTAGCCGGGCAGGGCCCTCGCGCGGAAATAGGGGCAATCGAACAAGCTCAAGCCTTCCCGAGCGGCTTGGGCCCCAAGCTTTTGGATATCGTCGTGCGTCATTGCTCCACTCTCCAAAAGTGCGTCGTGAAGCGATTATTTTCGCCGCGGATGCAACAAGCCGCAATAGTGTTGCCGAATTAGATTGCTCAGCGCGGCCCCATCCCTTTACGCAGCTTGCGCGGCTCTTCCAGCAGCTCGGCCGTATCCCGGTCGCGCTCGATCACACAGGGCTCCACGGCCAGGCCGGCCAGCAGGTCGTCGTAGATCTCGCCCATCAGGCTGGCGGGCCGCTTCAGGTCGCCGGACACCTGATGCAGGCGCAACAGCATCGATCGCATGCGCTTGATCTCCCAGAGCAGGGCGATCACATCGGGGTTCCAGGGCTGGCGCTCACGGATGGCGCGCAGCTGTTCGGTGGTGAGTGGGTCTTTGAACGGCATGGCGGAAAACACTGGTTGCGCATCCAGTATATTCCGCAATAATCGGGGTCACTTCATAGGGGTTGCCACCAGCCGGTCGGCCGGGAAGGGCACCAGGAAATCCCGTGTCGCATCGGCCGGCGCGGTGAGCCAGTCGCCGTAGGCACCCTCCGGCAGGATGACGACCATGCGCTTTTCCTTGCCGGCCTGGTGGTAGTCCCGGAAGAGCGGGTCCTGATCGGCGTTGATGGTGAGCATGGTGTAGCTCTCCTGCACCTGACCAGCGGCGTCGCGCCAGCGGTCCCACAAGCCAGCGATGCCCAGCGGCGCGCCATCGGCCCGGGTGAATCGGGTGGCCACAGCGGCGCCCGAGCGCCAGTCGGGTTCGAAGATCGCATCCGCGGGGATGATGCAGCGCTGGGCCTTAGCCCATGCGCTCCGAAACGTCCAAAGCTTATGTGCAGTTTCGGAGCGCGCATTGAAGGTGGGCACCTTACCTGCGCTGGGTAACTTCGCTGCCGGTGTGCCTGGCGGAATCATGCCCCAGCGGCCGACGACTGCCTCCCGCTCGGGCACGGCCTCGTCGCCGGCGTCATGCTCCGGCGGCCTGCGCACAATGACGCCGTCGTAGCCGGGCCACATGTCGTACTTGCCGCCGGCCGGCTTGTTGGGCGCGCCGAACTTCTTCAGCAGCAGCTCTGCGTCCTTCAGGGTCTGGTAGTGGCTGCACATGACCCTAACGTGTCCGACGGTGGGGATACCCGTCTGTGATAAGGCGTTGGCCCACGATAGCCGCACAGTCTGCATGAAATAGAAAGGTCCGGCCTGTATCTCTGTCGACAAAGCCGTCGTAACTGACGCCGGCCCGGTCGACTGGCCTATTGCACTCCAGGCAAACTGGGCTGTCTGACAGTCCGTAAGGGAAGACGGCATTCTTCTTGTCAGCGAAATAGCTCATGGTCTCTCCAGAGAGGTGATGGAGCAGTATATGGCCTGTCAGGACGTGGCGCGCAGGGCCGCCAGGGCGTTGCGAGCGGTGCCAGCCGCCTCGACGTCCGTGCCGCGGCACGCCAGCAGGTGGTCAGCCCACAGCGCCAGCGCCTCGCGCCGCTCCTTCCAGTAGCTGTACTGGTCGTAGATCCCCTCCACGCCCTTGAGCTTGTGGTTCAGGCACATCTCCGAAATGTCGCGGTCCACGCCCAGGGCGCGCATGTGCGATTTCGCGGTCGATCGTAGGTCGTGGGGGGTGAAGGGCCGCACGTTGGGGCTGGCGTTTTCGAACCAGTAGCCGATGGCACCCCAGACGGCATCCTTGCCGATCGGTGCATCCCCGCCGCCCTTACGCAGGCGCGCCACCGAGCGCGCTGGCACGATGTAGCGGGAATCCAGCGCCAGCGCCTCCAACTCGCGGAACCATTCCACGACGGGCGGCGCCAGGGGGATATCCATGGCGGGCCCGGTCTTGGACGCCGGGATATGCCACAGGCCGGCGCCCAGGCGCTTTACCGTGTGCTGGTCGACGCGGATATGCTCGCGCAGCGCTGTGGTGAATTCGGACACCCGCACGCAGGTGGCCAGGATGATCCAGACGCTGAGCTGGTTCTGGCGGTTCATGCCGGCGGCGTGCATGACCACGGCCAGCTCGTCGTCGGTCAGCATGAGGCGCACCTTGGCCTTGGGCCGCTTCCCGATCAGGGACTCCAGGCTGATGCCCATGGCGGGGTTGACCTGGATGATGTGCTGGCCGGCGGCGTGCTTGAACATCTCGCGGGTCACGATGTACAGGGCCTCGGTCTCGCGCCAGCCCGCACCGGTGGCGAATCCGTCCTTCGTCTTGCGGATCAGGTCGATGACGTCGCCCGGCGCGACACCGTCGACGGCACGGCCGCGCCAGTCCTTCCCTATCCGACGCAGCTGGCGCTCGTACAGCTTCTGGCTATTGGGCGCCAGGTGGCGCAGCACCTTGGCGCGGTAGTCGTCCGCCAACCAATCGATGGTCTTGGCGGCGCGGGCCTTCTGCTTGGCTTCCCGCTTCTCGGCGGCCGGGTCTTTGCCGGCGTCGATCATGGCGCGCAGCCGGCTGGCCTCCTTGCGCGCTTCAGCCAGGGTGATATCCGGGTAGTTGCCGATGGTGGCCTCGGCGCGCCGGCCTGGCATGCGGTAGCGCAGCACCCAGGCCGCGGTGCCCGCCTTGGAAAGGGTGAAGGTCAGGCCGCCGCCGTCGGACTTGGCCAGGGGCGCGCCGGCGCGGATCCAGCTCTTGATCTGTACGTCGGTCAGGAGGCCCTGCAATACACGCTTGGTCGCCATGGTTCCCTCGGTTTTGGGTAGCTGGGCGGTTTGGCTACCCACCTAGCTACCCATTTTTGGTGAGCTGGGAGGATAACGCCTGAGAAGCCAAGAAACAAAGCCGCAAGGATTTATGCGGCTTTCAGAGGGGCGGTGATAGGTGGTGAGAAGTCCGGAGCATCAGACCAAGATTATGTCGTATTTTTCCTGCGAGTATGTGTTCTCCACTTCCAGCGACACGCGCTTGCCCACGAAGTCGCCCAGCATCGCCAGGTGCTGGCTTTCCTCCTCCAGGAACAGATCCACGACGTCCTGCGACGCCAGGATGCGGAATTCCTTGGGATTGAACTGGCGCGCTTCGCGCAGGATCTCGCGCAGGATCTCGTAGCAGACCGTGCGCGGCGTGCGCACGTTGCCGCGCGACTCGCACATGGGGCAGGGCTCGCACAACTGATGCGCCAGCGAATCGCGGGTGCGCTTGCGCGTCATCTCCACCAGGCCAAGCTGGGTAAAGCCGTTGACCGTCATGCGGGTACGGTCGCGCGCCAGCGCCTTTTTCAGTTCGGCCAGCACGGTCTCGCGGTGCTCCTGTTCCTCCATGTCGATGAAGTCGAGGATCACGATGCCGCCCAGGTTGCGCAGCCGCAGCTGGCGGGCGATGGCCTGCGCCGCTTCCAGATTGGTCTTGAAGATGGTGTCGTCGAAGTTGCGGCCGCCAACGAAGCCCCCTGTGTTGACGTCGACCGTGGTCAGCGCCTCGGTCTGGTCGATGATCAGGTAGCCGCCCGACTTCAGGTCGACCCGGCGCGACAACGCCCGCGCGATCTCTTCATCGACATTGGCCGTATCGAACAGGGGGCGCTCGCCGCTGTAGTGCTGGATGCGATCAACCACGGATGGCGTATAGATGCGCGCCCATTCCAGCATTGCCGCGGTCGTGGTGCGGGAATCCACCAGGATCGCGCCGGTGCTCGGGCCGACCATGTCGCGCAGCACCCGCTGCGCCAGCGTCAGATCCTGGTGCAGCAGTGCCGGCGCAGGCTGGGTGCGGGCGGACGCCTGTACGCTGGTCCACAGCTTGCGCAGGTATTCCAGGTCGGCCGCAAGCTCCTCGTCATTGGCGCCCTCGGCCTGCGTGCGAACGATGAAGCCGCCTTTCTCTTCGGCCGGCATCAGCGCCTGCAGGCGTTCCCGCAGTTGGATGCGCTCGGACTCCGAATCGATCTTCTGCGAAATACCGATGTGCGGATCATGTGGCAGGTACACCAGCATGCGGCCAGCCATGCTTATCTGCGTCGACAGCCGCGCGCCCTTGGTGCCCAGGGGATCCTTGACCACCTGGACCATGATGGTCTGCCCCTCGAACAGCAGCTTCTCGATGGGCGTGGGCGTCAGGCCCTGGCTGCGCTCGCTCCGGTTCTCGCGCAGGTCCGCGATATGGATGAAGGCGGCCCGCTCCAGGCCGATGTCGATAAAGGCGCTCTGCATGCCCGGCAGCACCCGGACCACTCGTCCCAGATAGATATTGCCGACATGTCCGCGCTGGATGCTGCGCTCCACGTGCAGCTCCTGCACCGATCCCTGCTCGACCAGCGCGACGCGGGTCTCGAAGGGCGTGACGTTGATCAGGATATCTTCGCTTAACGCGATGGTGGGGGGCATGGGGGCATCATCTCCAGGGTAAGGGCAGTGCAAGGCGAATAGTAAACGTAGCGGAGCGCCGGGCAAGCATTGCGATAGCCCACGGGCAAGACGACCTATCTATATATATAGACAGGCGGACACCGCATGGATTCCGGTGACTGCGCGGTGGAGCAGGCGGGCATAGCGCTATCTATATAGAGAGACGCACCATTGGGCAAGTGCCGCGGCGGGGAAGAGGGCGGCCCGTAGAAATCAGATATCGGGGCGGCCCGCAAAATTCATCAGACTTTTTGCGTCCGGCGTGTGACAGCCCAAATTTCTGTGCTATAGTCTCGCTCCTTCGCAGTTCACGCAGTTTTGTGAGCCGCGAAGCCAGGCAAGTGCAACGGATTTGGCGCCACGGCGACGAATCTGCCGCAAGGCAGCAAGGCGGTGGGTCAGCGATGATTCTCTCGAACCGGCGGTCAGCGAATTTTGCGTAAGTCGGTGCAAATCAGGCAGAAGCCAGTTGCACGATCTGCAAAAA